GCACCAAGGGAATAACCAACAGAATTCTAGTGGCAATCATCAATCAGCTGATCCATTTGGGGGTAATGGCGAGCCTTATGTTTCTGATGATATTGACGATGTGCCATTTTAAAAAGGAGCGATAACATGGAAACATGGAAAGACATTCCGGATTATGAAGGTATCTACGAGGTTAGCGACAAAGGTAGAGTGCGGACAGCTGAAAATAAAACAACTCATTCCGTCCGAAGCGGAGAACGCAAGTGGAAACAAAGAATTTTAAAACAGAAATCTGATCCAGGCGGCCACAAACGTGTGTCGCTTTGGAAAAACAAGAGAGTAAAAGATTACCTGGTCCATAGACTTGTAGCCATGGCCTTTATTGAATCCGAGAAAGGGAAAACAATCATTAACCACAAGGATGGGGTGCCGTGGAATAATGACGTTTCTAACTTGGAGTGGTGCACGTACAAAGAGAATAACGCGCATGCGGTTGAAAATAGACTGAACTGCCACGCTGATCCGATCGTTCTATTGAATCTCGTATCAAAGGAATCGCATTATTTCGATAGCAAAGCAGAAGCAAGCAAGTTCATCGGTAGAAATCACGGATACATTAGCAGATTGTTAAAAAACGGAGAAAACAACGTCGATAATTACGAAATTTATGTTCAAGCATCTAAAGGGGGCGCAACTGATGAGAGTAAGCGAGAAATATGACGAGGAAAAACTGGATGGAGAACTTGATACCAGGGACGTGCACGCCAACGCAGCCGATTCATACGCAGAGGACAGCCAGTTCCTGCGTCACCTGCGGACACTGGACACGCGACGCCTGACACCGGTAGAGGTTAGGCGATTGATTAGAATAGCCGAAAACGGCATGCGTGTGAGGTTTGCCGTCGAGAAATGGCTGGCAGATATAAAGAGACACGAAGCCGAGAAAATAGCTGACAAGGCAATTAATCACGGTTTAAAGTACGGCGAGATTTATCGCCGGGTATCCAATCAACTGAGAGGGATGAGGTGAGTGCGTGAGTAAATACGGAGCGAAAAAAGTAACGATCGACGGCATCACGTTCGATAGCAAAGCAGAGGGCCGCTATTACGAGCACCTTCTAAAACTCAAAAAAACGGGGGCTGTAGAAGATTTCGAGATGCAGAAGGCATTTACATTACTGGATAGGTTCGCGCATCCGCAGACTGGTAGAATCGTGCGAGCGATAACCTACAAGGCTGACTTCGAAGTGATTTACGCAGACGGCCGCGTTGAGGTGGTCGATATCAAAGGTTTCCCGACACCTGAATTTAAAATCAAAGCAAAAATGTTCATGTTCCGATATCAAATTCCGCTGGTATTGCTGAAGTGGAGTACGGCAACTAAAAAATTCGTGGAAGTCTAGGAGGAGATTGCATGGCTTTTAATTTCTTTGTTCGCAAAATAAACGTTCCGGATGTAGTCGAACCGCCAAAAAAGAAAGAAAATCTGATCAACGCGGATCTGCTGCTCATGAAAATAGAATTGCTTCACGAAAATTATTTCCACGTTGCAAAGACAAGATCCGGCAAAGGAGAGCCGCGAGGATACTGCAGAGCGCTAAAGGACATCGAAGAGATGGTCCGGGAATTAAAGGAAGCCGGGGCGATCGGATGAGAATGAAACTACCTGCATACAAGAAACGGAGGGCGCTAACATTGCCGGAAGAAGAACACAACAAAATGATGGGTCAGTTTCAGGAGAAAGTTTTTGAACTTGGTTTCACGATGAAATGCAATACCGGAGTGTATGGGATTTACTTGGATGGCATGCGTGTGTATTCTCTCAACAAAAGGAGTTACAAGTACAACAAACATTGGTATGCCAAACAAACAACGGACGATCGCATAGACCTTCTGGAAATCGTCCTATACAACTACTTTGGCCCTGGTGGAAAGGGAAGTTCGTTAATCAATCCGAAGAAGGTAGGTGATCAGAATGGCCTTCTCGAATGAATTTTATGATTACCTGGAAGAGCTGCCCGAAAAATGGGAACTGCTGCCAAATGACGATATCCGCATCATAAAGTTGCACGCACTGGCTGGGGTAGAAGTAGGCAAAAAGATTAGTGGCTATGAGCGCAAAATTAAGCCCATTCATATATTTAAAGATGGTGTGCTTGTGATGACGGCGCAGCGCATAGGGGAAGCAGAGGAGTGCGTCAACAGCAAGCGGGATTCGATATACAAATGTCTGCGTGGAGAACGCAGGAGCGTCAAAGGGTACACGTTCGAATATGCAGAAAGAGGTGGATGTAATTGACGGAACAAATACCAGAAAAATGGATTGAAGTTATTACAACAACGGTGCTGAAAGAGCAGAAGAAACAAGAATATATTGCTTCCAAGGAACAACATGATCGACGGTTTCGAAATACCGAACTCCTCGTTAAAAATTACCGCAAGCTAAGCGCACATTGCGAGAACTTGCCGGAGCAAATTGGAATCATACATCAAGAGATAGATATGGGGTTGTTGGAACACATTGACTTGAATTTGAAAGAGGTCATGAAGTCCAAGCAAAAAACGAAAATGATCATGGATTATATCGATGCCATGCTCCTGGCATATCGATCATTGGCGGAACGAGGCGGAGAAGTCGCAAACCGCAGACACAAGATTCTCCGTGATATGTACCTAAAACCTGATTACGAAAACCCAACCGCGTTGATGGAACGCTACGGCGTCGAAAAGACGACTTTATATAAAGATTTGAAGAAAGCTATCGAAGAATTCTCCGTCGTCCTCTTCGGAATTGATGCCTACGTATTGCAGACGAGCGGAAAAAGAGTGGACGAAAGGTGAACTAAAAAGGTATATACTGTCTTTGAAGGGGTCTGCGAAAAATCAGGCTCCAAAACCTCCTTTTTATTTATTGGCCCCGCACATTTGTGTGGGGTTTTTGGTATTATTAGTGCATATAAATGAAAAGGAGATGGATCGAATGGAAATAGTTTGTGATAATTGTGGTGCAAAGAGCAAAGTTTCGGAGTTGGGAGCAACTTACCCAGGAGCAAAAGAAAAAGAATATGCTTACTGTCCTAAATGCAGAGAAGAATTGTTTTCTGAAGTTTTGCCAGGGAGCATTTTTAAAGTTGAACTTATAGAAGAATAGCTAGTGACTACTTAGGCCTCTTTTGAGGTCTTTTTTTATAAGAATAAATAGGAGGTGGTGAGTTTGGTTAATGGACAAAAGAGAAGAGGCGCAACGTGATTACCTAGCCGGGATGAAGTACAAGGACATAGCCGAAAAATATGACGTGTCCATCAATACGGTGAAGTCATGGAAGCAGCGTGATGGATGGAGCCGAGACGGTGCGAAAAAGGGTGCACACAAAATCGAAAAGGGTGCACACAAAAAAATAGCGCCCAAAGCGAAAGAGATTTTGCAGGAGACTGATCTGGAGGATTGGGAAGAAATCTTCTGTTTGGAATATTTGCGAACTTTTAACAAGACGAAGGCATATCATAAGGCGCGGCCCGATGTGACATATGGCTCAGCAAGTGTTGAAGGCTCAAGGATGTTCGGGAAACCTAAGATTCAACAACGTCTGGCAGAACTGAAGAGCGCTAAGCAAGAGCAGTTATTCATCGAGGGGACAGACATAGATGCGCAGTGGGCGAAGCAAGCCTTTGCTGATATAACTGACTTCATTGAGTTCCGGACCGAAATAAATGCTTATGTGAATGACAGCGGGGAAATGAGTGAGCGCGAGGATCTTATTGTATCGCTTAAGGATAGCGACAAGATAGATGGCATGATGGTCAAGGAATTCAAGATGACAAGGGACGGTCCAGTCATCAAACTATACGATTCTCAGAAGGCGCTTGAGATGCTGCAGAAGCGTCTGCTTAGTGTGGATGAAATTAACGCGGAAAACACGAAAGCCAATACCGCACTGACGAAAGCTAAGATATCGATGATTGAAGGCGCAACGCCGAACACAGACATGCTTCAATCGTTACTAGATTTGGAGATGAAGCGCAATGGCAAAAATTGAATTTTCTCCTAAGCAAGAGGATTACATCATGAGCGACTTTGATGTAACGCTTGACTTGCTGGAAGGGACGCCCCGATCGGGAAAGACGACCGCCAACCATTTCAAACTGGCAAGGTTTTACAATCTATCGAAAGATACAAATCACCTGGTCACTGCGTATAATCGAGAACAGGCGTTTCGCTTGTACATCGACGGAGACGGCACTGGGCTGATGCATATCTTCAATGGGATGTGCAATCTGAAAAGCGACAAGTTTGGCGACCATCTGGAAATTTATACGCCGAACGGCATGAAGCGAATTTATTACAAAGGCGGCGGGAAGTCGAACAGCGTCGGAGCCATAACGGGGCTATCGCTCGGATCTGTTGCGTTCGGAGAAATAAACCTGCTGAATATGGAATTCATTCAGGAAAGCTTCAGAAGAACAATGGCGGCTCATATCCGATGGCACTGCGCAGACGAGAACCCGCCGAGCCCGATGCATCCGGTTATCAAAAAAGTATTCGAAGTTCAGAACACACGCTTCTGGCACTGGACCATGAAAGATAATCCGGCGCTTACTGCGGAGCGTATCAAAGAGATATCCGATCAGTACAAAAAGAAATCCGCATACTTGTATAAACGTGACGTGCTAGGTCAAAGAGTGATGGCTGAAGGCGTCATTTATTCGGCGTTTGACATGGATGAGAATATCGCGAATGTGATCGTGGGCCGTCCGTTGGAATCGTTCTTTGTAGGTGATGGCGGGCAAGGTGATGCGACTACTATGGGTTACTACCTGGTGACGGAACATGAAGGCAAGCATTATTTGTACAAGATGGCTACCTACTACCACAGCGGACGCGAAACGGGGCAGGTCAAGGCCATGAGCACGTATGCAAAAGAGCTGAAGGCTTTCATGCAATGGTGCTTTGAAAAATGGGGCTGGCATTACTCGAATGTGTACATTGATCCGGCGTGTAAAGCGTTGCGGGAAGAGCTGCATCTGATCGGCATCGATACACAAGGCGCAGATAATAATGCGCATGACGTGAAGGGCGCGAAGAAAGGCATAGAGGTCGGCATCGAACGGCTGCAGTCCGCTATGGCCGACAGGATTTATAAGCTGTTTGAGCACAACGAGGACAAGTATGATCATTACTATGACCTGCAGGAAATTGGGCTGTATGTCCGCGATACGAACGGCAAGCCGACGGATGCGGACAATCACTGTATGGACTGTGACCGCTATGCCAACAATCATTTTTACAGAAATTATATTTTAAGGGGACGGTGAAAACGTGGCTGTTAAAAGCGGATTGATTAATTTTATCAAGGACAAGCTCCGGGGATGGCTGGACGAAGGCAAGCAAGAAGAGTGGAGCCTGAAACCGTCCTATCTGCCGATGATCCCGCTTGAGCAAAGGAACTATGCGCAGGATGTGTTTGTCAATCTAAAGTGGTTCGAGAACTATGTGCCGGGCATTCATGAGCAGTATATGGCGACGGGTACCGGGAATGACATCATCACAACGGCGGGCGAGTATATCGCCGGGAAGCCCGCAGACATCGACGTGTTGAGCGGTCCTGATCAGGAATCGGACGAAGAACTCAGCACACTATTGACAAACGCGCTTGAAGCGGACGACTACGACAGCAAATTGGTCAAGGTGGTCGAACTGGCAGCGGCCGGGGGCGGGGCGGCGTTGAAGATTGATATCGTTAATGAACAGCTGCGCATCCGTGTGAAGGGGCAAGACGAATTCTTCATTGAGCGGGATGCATTCGGTGAGATTGAGGCCTTCAATTTCTTCGGCCTTGTTCATCGGGAGTATAACAACTTTTATTTTATGGTCGAGAAGCGGCGAAAATTGACGAATGCGGAAGGTTTAAGCGGTGGCTTTGTAAGTTATCACATCATCAAGATAGCGGCTGACAAGGCTAAAGAAATCGGTCTGGATGGAGCGCCGAAAGAAGTGCTCAGCTATATCGAACGCAGTGGCATCGAACTGAATAATCCGCAAGCAATCGGATCCAAAGATTTGGGCTGCGTCTACCTACCGAACACGCCAACAAATACCAAGTATCCGAAGTTGGAGCTAGGCGAAAGTGACCTGGAGCAGGCGCATGATTTTCTGCTTGCTGCTGATTTGGCTTTCACGGTATACGTTCGCGAATTAGAGAAGACCAAAACGCGCATGATGATCGATGAACGCATGACCAAGAAGACAAGGGACGTCGACGGCCGAACAGAAACGCTGTTCGATGTTGATGAAGACTTCTTCCTGCAACTGCGGATGCCGGGTGTGACAGATGACAAGAGTTTCACACAGTTCATACAAGGCGCGTTCCGGGATGGGTCCTATCGGGAAACAATGGAGTATTTCATTCAGAA